ACCTACACATGACATAGCAGTTCTCACACATGGGCCTGCACCACCTAAATCAAGTCCATAATCGTTTATTTCATCAAAAAAGTGTTGAGTATTTTCCGTTGTAGAACCGATAAACATAATGTTACCTGTTTGACCATGAAAGGTTACTAAACCAGAACCATGTTTTTCCCATGAATCTGCTAAACCTCTTAATGCCTCTGTTGTATAATAATTGCCTGCTGGAGGTTGTACTCTTAATGTATGAAACTCTTTTGATTCTGGAAATTCATTTCCGACTTCAGAAAATCTAGGTATAATACCACCACCATAACCATAGACTGATACTGTACCGCCTTTCCAATAACCCTTTCTAGTTTCATAAGAGTGTTCTAACTGACCTAATAAGTCATTAGTCATCTTATTAATTCTTTCTTCAGGATGTTTATCTCTTAATGTTTTGATACCTGAAATAAAAGAAGGCCATGGACCATTCTCTAGTTCATCTAACATAGGCGTTTCGTGTTTTGTAATACCTATACTTGACTTAAAGTTTTTTATTTCTTCTTCTTTTACTGACATTATACACAACCTGTTGGTTTAGGTAATCCTGCAAATTTACATGCCTGTTTACCAGGTCCATACGGAAATAACTCGTATAGATATTTACTATTACCTTTATCTTTTCCTAATTTTTTTCCTACTGCCTTTGTTAATACTCTAACAGCAGGTGCAATTTGATATTCTTCGTAATACTCACGGAGAAAATTAATTATCTCCCAATGGTCTTCTGATAAATCAATACCATCTTCTTTTGCCATTACTGTTGCAACATCTTTTTCCCAATCATTTAGATTAGCAAGATATCCTTCTTCATCTACTTCTAATTGTTTACCATTTATTTCTAACATATTAACCCCAATTTTTATCCATTGTAAAGTTTGCTCGACTAAATTCTAGTCTATCAACAAGTTTGACTGCACCAGCGCCTCTGTCTACTGCGACAAAACCCTCAGGTGCGGTGACCTTGTACCCATTTGATGTTTTTAGAAAGTGTCCTATACTTTGTATTTGTGATAGTTTACTTACTAAAAAATTCTTTGCTCTTGCTAAACTAACATGACTTGCAATCGCCATATATAATGCACTTTGATTCTTGTCTATAAATTTTAAATTGTCTTTTTTCGCCTGTATAAATTTTTGTTTACCTGCGACTGTCTTTCTAGCAGCTATTTCTGCATTAATAAAGTTCTCATAATAATCTCTAAATTGTCCTTGTAGTGTTTTAACTTTGCCCATACCACCTGTACTATTTCTAATTACAGAATTAAAAAATGTTTTTAATCTATAGCCTACTGATGTTGAATCAGTACTGTTCATTTTATCTAACATAGGACCTGCTTTAGATAATGAACCTTGTGCCATTCTAATTAGTGAATCAAAACTAGTTAGTTCTGATGATGTAAATTTAGATGAGCCTGATGTATCTTTATAACCTGCTGAGGCAAGATAAACATTTCTGCCACCCCCACCTGTAACTGTTCCGAATCCTGCTCTCATATCTTCTATTTTTGTGCCTGAATATTTTGTATGAAAGACAATACCTAGTTTTGCATTTGAAATCTTTTTGCCTATTGATGAATTTGTAGGCATTGCATATGTAATTGTGTTAGGTGTAAATGTAATCATAGGTTCGCCATCTATTGTTTGTATACTTTTATCACCTGATGTAAATAATAAATCACCTTGATAGACACCATTAGTAACAATTCTACGGAGATATGTTAAACATGCTGATAGTTTTTCTGCAACAACACCTGAATGATTTCTTCTGATGTCTGCACTTGTGTAATTAATTTTAGGTACTTTATTAAATACTGACTTAGTACCTACAAAGAATCTGCCGTTCTCTGGATTTATGCCACAGATAATTGCTGGGGCACCATCCCACTTAACAGTCATATTGACTTTTCTACTTGACTTACCAGCTAGCATGTTGCGAATTGCAACAAGAAAATTTACAGCATTTTGCCCACCTTTTGAACCTTCATCTATAATCTGGTCCTCTAGATGTTCTAAATGTTTATTCTTTGCTTTGGTTTGAAAACCTTTAAAACTAAACATGTGTCTCCCAATTGTTCCATATATATAACAAATCCATAAATGTACTGTTCACTTAACACAGTACTATTTATAACTTTGCCATCTTATATTATATGGTATATTGAGACAATTGTCAAGCTATTTTTATGTTGAAAGCTAGTGATATTCTTGGTATATCTGTCTTATTTTCATCTACCCAATGTGGAATGTGAGATGGAAACATAATAAAATCATTGTCTTTTGGATGATAGATATGACCCTCTGTATTATATGCATTATAATCGGTGTATCTATACTCATATTGTTGAATCATGGGGTCTGGATTTTTGAATCCTATAGGTGTATTACTATCAGTTTTGATAAAATATATTCCTGCAAAATCTGTGTTAGGGTGTATATGTGGCATATTTAAATGACCTTTTCTATTAATATTAATCCAACATTGACCTATTGATATTTGTTTATCTGAATGATAATTCATAGCAACACACACGCCTTTAATTTCAGGTATAATTAATTCTATCAATTCTTTATATAATGGTTCTTTTTCTATTGATAAAAAGGGTGTTTGATGACCACCTATATTACTTACATTTCTGCCTGATTCATACTTCTCATGATGATATGCATATTTTTCTAATTTAGGAACCATGTGTCTAGTAGAATCTAGATTACATGTAAATAAAGGTGTTTTAAAGATATCAATAATGTTCATAATTTTTGTAGGAGAGGTCTAGATGACCTCTCCCTAGATATAAAATCTATTTATCTTTTTGCGGAACGGAGACCTAAGTCTACATTACCAGCGTCTGCAAGAATATCGCCTGCGAAAGGTGTTCCTTCGTACCCTACTTCAGCGTTGATTCTTTTTGCAATTGCTCTTTCTTCATCAGTTGCAAAGTGTTCATCCCATGCAGCTAATCTTTTTCTCATGTACCAGTGCCATATTGGTGGTACTAGTGCAATGAAGAAGACCACGAAATAACCCCAACCTGTGTTAGGACATCCGACATTTTCAAGTTCCCAAAAATGAGTTTCTCCTCTGTCATGATGGTCTGCTTGTCTGCCGATTTCAATAAAGAACCATGCTGTGAAAGCAGTACTGTTATCCCAATTGTGTCTGTAATCAATTGGTTGGTCTTTTACACGGATTAATCCGTAGTGTTCTAGATAGTTAAGTGCTTCTAGTTCAAAGTTTGAGATACCCCAAATTGTTGCTAGACATGCCATACCTACCCAACCACCAGCGGCAAAGAATAATGCGACTGTTGGAACTGCCATTAGATATCCTCGTATCCAACGGTTTTGCCATGAAATGAATGATACACCCATTCTTGATAGTCTTTCTTTTTCCATGTTGAATAAGAATTTAGATTGACCTAGATATGAAAGTGGATAGTGACCATAGATTGTACGACCTCTTGGTGCCGTAGCAGGGTCATCTTCACTTGCAAGTTCTAAGTGATGATTGTATACATGAGCATAGCAGAAATGTGCTGAACCAGATAATGCCATCATCAATCTAGAAATTGTAAAACCGAATCCTTTAGTATGAGATAACTCATGTCCGTAAATGATTCCGATTCCGATAAAGATACCAGATGATAATGTAGCACCTATCAAGTTAAGACCTGATATGCCTTCTGTCATTGTGATAACACCAGGAATGATTTCCATGATAACTGCACCTTCAGCTCCACCTAGTGCCATGTAAGAGTAAACTCTCCATGCCATGACTAGTTGGAAAAGAACAAATACAGGTAGCATGAAATACATTGTTAGGTTTTGAAAAGTAGACCAACCTCTTGTGTTGCCTTCTTCATCAGTACCTACGCCTGTTGTTTCAAACTTAGTAGCGATATCTACTAGCAAACCTACGAATAGCAATGCTACTCCTAACCATGCCATGATACCCCCTACTAGAACGCCAGCGCCTGCAACGACAATTAATATCGGTGCTAGCATGTAGCGTGCATTAAGTAAAAAGTTTCCCATTAGATTTTTCCTCCTATCTATATGAGTTATTAATTGGATTATATCGTAAGGAACTAAAAATGTCAAGCCTATTCTGAACATTTTTAGAGGGACGATATTCCTTAATCCAATCGTATGTTATATTTAGTAAAGTTAAAACTTGTGCTTTGAATTATTTTTTGTGTTTCACTTTATAATAATATACTAATATATTTTTATGAAAGGTCCGTTTAAATTACTAAATTCTTTTTTAGCGCCATAGTACAATGTTGATAGCCATTCTTTAAATTTTTTCTTCTGTGAAATTTTATAATATATTTCAATATATCTTAATGTAAATAATTTAGATGTAATTCTTCCTAAAGCATTTCTATCTTTACCACAATTTTTTAATCCGTGTTTTAAGTTTTTTTCAAAACTAGATTTTTTATCACCCAACTCAAATGGAAAATCCCAATCTACTTTTTCACCATCTATTTTATAGTCTTTAATTTTATTATAAAAGTCTACCCAAAAATTTATTTGTGTGCTACTAAAATGTCCATCTGTGCTTATCATGGGGTCTTGTACTACTGAAAGTGGTCTTTCTAATCCTATATCTGCCAGAAATGGTTCGATTGCCTTTGTTGAAACTTTACCTAGTTTTGCACCACCACCTTTAGGTGTTAAATCTGTTTGAGGTCCTGTTGTTGGTTTACTATACCTAAAACTTCTTATCTGCACACCAATCTCATCATTATCAGCAAAAAATCTAAATGAAAATTCTCCTGTATCAAACAAAGGAGGATTTGTCATATCTAAATCACATTTTAGACTTTGTGGTTTTAATTTAAATTCTACTGTTTTATTTTCTCCCATATTTGCCTCTTCAAGTTTTGCCTCTTTAGCAGTTTTTGTAAGGCCTTTTAATGATATGGGTATCATATCTTTTTTAGTTAATAACTCTGCCATGTATATGTTCAATTGAATTAATTTTTCATCTTCTGGTACTGAAAGGTCTGCTATTTTTTGAATCTTCTTTTTTATTGTGTCTTCTTTATTTGTCTTTACCATTATTATATCCATAGGATTCCATCTGTCTTTTGTAGACACACCCATTTTTTGTGCAGCTAGTTTTTCAATAAATGGCATGATACCTTTATCTCTACTATATGTGTATCCTTTATTATTGCCTAGATATTTTTTTAGTGCTTGTGCTTGTAATTGATAAAAAGTAAACCAGGTCGCTGGCATATCTTCATAAGCATTTTTTTCAATGTATTGAATTGTAGGCTCTTTTCCTTTTTCGATTACACTTTCAAAGAATAATCTAGAACCGTTCTCTTGTTTTTTAGTATCTCTAGCGTCTGCCATACATACTATTTATAACTTGAAATCAGAAAACTTATCGTATGCTACTTCTGGTTCTATTTGTTCTTCTTCTTCAGTTTGATTACTGTCTACTATATTTTGAGCAGAGGCTTCTACATCAAATAGTCTCATTTTAGAACGGTCTACACCTATGATAAAAGAACGATTCATACTTGGGTCGCCGAATCTGTTCTTTAATTGTTTGACTTTTAATTGATTTAATTGGTCTAACTCATCATTAGATATTAGAGCAAACATAAAGTCTGCTGTAGCAGGCAACCCAAATGATTCTGCCGTATCTTCTAGACCGATATCTGTTGAAGTAAAACCACTTCTTGTCGTTTGAGTAGCAGAAAATATAGGCACATCAAATTCAACTGCAAGTCCCCTTAACTCCTCAGCAATTGCCTTGATGTAAAAATATGATGAGATATTACCACCTTTAAATCTACTACTCGCACATATATTGAGGTAATCAATAAATACGACATCTGGTTTAAAAGTTTTCTTCAATGATAATTCGTTTAGTAATGCTCTGAAATGACCACTATGAGCAGAGGCAGTAGGATATTCTTTGATGATTAATTGACCTATTGTTTTCTTTTGTAGTTTAGATACTTTGTTATCATACATGTCTTTTGGCATGGCATGTAAATCATCTATTGTAACATCAAATAAATTAGCGTCTACTCTTTCTGCAATTCTTTCTTCTGCCATTTCAAGAGTAATATATAAAACATTTTTGCCTTGTGTCAACCAGTTTGAGGCTGCATGGCACATGAACAATGATTTACCAACGCCGGTGCCTGCAAGTGCAATATTTAAAGTTTTACTTGGGACACCGCCTTTGGTGATACGATTAAAATAATTTAAATCAAACTTAAATCTTTTTTCTTTCTTGTGATAAAATTCAAATCTTGCCTCAGCGTCATCTATGTAATCATGACCTATATGATTATCAAAAGATACTGCAAGTGCATTAGATAAGATAGTAGGTATTGCCTCTGGATTTTGTTTCTTATCTTTACCATCTAGAATCTGAATACCTTCTAGAACGGCATTGTGTACTGCACGGTCTTTACAAAACTTTTCTGTTGTATCTAACAACCATTGTAATTCTACTTCTTGATTATCAAGTTTATTTACAATAGTTTTTATTTCAGATAATTCTTCTTCTTTTAAATCTTTTCTTTTATTTAATTCTACAAGTATGGTTTCTTTTGTAGGTAAATTTTTATACTTGTTTACAAACTCATTTATTTCACCGAACAATATTGATTCATTATGATTAGTAAAAAATTCTGACTTTATAAAAGGTAATGCCTTTCTTGTAAAGTCTTCATTATAAAATAAATTTCTTAATATAATTCTTTCTATTCTATCACTCATTCGTTTCCTCAAATTTCAAATCTAACTTACCTGTTGCCAATTGTTCTTCTACTAAATCTATTAGAATATCACCAATGTAATTTATAAATTCTTCTGTATCAACATCTACATCATTAGGATTTCTTAGAATATTATAATCAAAGATAACTGACATCTTTTCATCATCTTCTACTGGTTTAAAACCTACATTACCATATTTGTATATGATATCTTTATACTTGTCTTCTACAAGTTTTATACAGGTATAATCATCTTGCTGTCTTTGTGCAAAGACATATTTTTTAGTCTTCTGTGCCGTAGGTAAATTTTCGTTTTGTGTACTCATCAATCTTCTCTAATATTTCTTTTTTGAAATATTTTTCAGGTTCATTATTAATAGTTTTTGCATACTGTTTACTGCCATCTGGTAATTCATATCTTGTTGATACTTTTTTAAACAAACCAGATTCTTCTGCAAGGTCTAACAGACCATAATATTGGTCTAGACCTTTTGAGTAAGTAAGTCTAACATCTACCATGGCATTTTCTTTTGTAATTCTTGACTTGTAATTTTTACAATGCACAATATTAC